CATTCGCCAAGGATTATTTTGTTGTGGAGAATGTGGAGAATAAAATCCGCTTGGTCCGTTATGATATGAAACTTTTCCTATGCCTCCAAGTGAAGCGCGTGTTAAATCCATACCTGTTTGAGAGAATTTTAAAGCTGTATCACGCAAAAACATACCAATACCAAAAGACATTACAAGATCATCATTGTATCCATCGTTGGCTTGCGCTTTACCATTTTTCCATACAAATGTTCTTAACTCTTCTAATGTTCGGCGTGACTGGATAATACATGCTCTGTCTCTCATATAAGCTTCTAATTTAGCAACTACAAGAGGTCTAGTTTTAAGTGAGTTGGTAAAACCAGGTACTAAATTGTTATTATTTCTATTTAAGAAATTATCCATACTGATATTTGATGTATCAGATTTAGATGAATAATATAAATTTTGGTAACCTCGTTCTATAATGGTTTGTATTGTGTCCCATCCTATGTTTGCATTTTCAACAACTAATAAAGCATTATTCCATTCAGTAGCAATTGATACAAGCATATGTCCGTAGTCACGAGTACCAACTTGTCCTTTATACTCTTCTACTTGTTTGGCCTCAGCTATATCAATAACATGACAAGCAGAATAGTCTTTACCATCACCTCTAGCTACGTCAGCAACAACCATATATTGTTTTGTATAATCTGGAAATTCCCAACGCCATAAGTTACCATCAAATCCACCTTTTGAAATAGGATCTGCTTGATATGTTGATATATAAAAATTTAAAATATCAGGTTCAACAACTGTATCACCTGAAGTTGTAAAGTCACAATCACATTCTTGAGCGGCGTTTCTAATTCCTAAGATAGCATCTTGTTCATCTCTCCATTTTTGAGTTCGTTCTGGGTGTACTGTCCAAGGTAATTTTATAGATACAAATCCGTTTTTTCCTTCTTCACCACCAATAAATGTTCTATGGAACCAATTACCAGTACCAAATGGTGTTGATATAGCGATACATTGACCACCAGTGGCTAAGGTTTGTTGAGCAGAGGCAAATATCTCATCTATACCTTCAATGAATGCGGCCTCATCTAGTAACAGTAATGATACTGCTTCAGATCGACCTGCGTCGCCAGTAGCACCAATTGCTTTTATCTGAGATCCATTTGCTAGTTTTAAACTTAGTTTATTGTTTTCTAAAGCATTTATTTTAAGCCAGCTGGGTAGGTTATCATAAGCAAATTTTACTTTGGTAACCATGTTTTTAGCAGTTTCTTGCTTAGTGGCTATACAAAGTACGTTTTTGTCTTTGTTAAATAACATTAACCAAAGTGAATAAGCTGACACTAGAGTAGAGATACCTAACTGTCTTGACTTGTTAACTATACTGTAACGATTCTTTTTAAACTGATGTAATACACCTTCCTGAAATGGATATAAATTAAATTGGATACGACCACGTTGTGGGTGTTGAATCCAATAATATTTTTTCATAAAATAAACAGGATCAGTAGCACATTTAACATATTCCTGTTTAATAATATCTTTAATATTCTGTTGTTGATCGCTCATGCAACTGTTTGTATATAAATATATAAAAGAGGCCTAACCTTACCGGTTAAGCCTCAGTGCATGGGATTGCAAGGATCTTATTTAGTTAAATATAAATAGCCTAAACCGCCTATAACAGCAGTTCCTAATAGTTTAGTGAAAACTAATTTAGCTTTTAATTTCTTATTATCTTTTCTTAATTGATCAACCCATAATTGTTGAGCATCAAATTTTAACTGTTCATTTTTGATACGTTCTTCATATAACATACCTTTTTGAACATGTCCTGATATAATACTATCTTTTAATGTTACTTTCTTTTCTAATAATGTAATATTTTCATTACATAATTTTAACTCAGCCTTAGCACTATCACCACTAACTAAATCTTTAACAATTAATTTAGCTACAGGAGATGGTATTTTAATAGTATCTTGTTGAGCGTAACCAAATATAGGTAAAAACGCTAATATAATTAAAATGTATTTCATTAGTATCCGTATCTAGCTTTAAAAAATGAATCTACCTGTGTTGGAGTATATTGCTCAGCTTGTTGACCTACTTCATGGTAATACTCACGAATAATAGTTGTTTTTTCCTTAATGTTATCTACTTGAAAGTCAATTTGATCAACTTCAGCCTCATAAACATTAATTGTACTATCAATTTGTTGTTGATGCTCAATTAATTGCTTATTAACTGCTGTTAATGAGTCAATAGTAGCCTTAATATCAGCAGGCATACCTTGCTTTGATGTAACTAATAGGATAAATAAGTATAAAAATATAACCCCACCTATCACAATAAATAACTTTCCGATGGTTTTAGAGTTCTTCTTCACCATCAATTTCAATGTCTGTATCATCAATACCTAATTTTTTAAATTCATCTTCTTCACTATCTTTTCTCTTAGATCCAATAGTTGGAAGTTTATCTTCGCCTAATGATTTAAGGATCATTTTCATTACTCCTTTAGTATTAGTAGCTCCGAATTTATATTTGTCAAGATCATTTAATACTTTAACATAAGCATTATAATCTTCATCTTTTAAAACTTCAATTTTGTCTACAAGACGTTTTACTAAGTCAGGTAAACCAGCTTTAGCTGCTTCTTTAGATTTAGCTTGAGCTGCTTTAAAGTCAGTACTTGATAAACCACCATCTTCAGCTTCTTTAACTGTACGACCTGTTTTAATATTTGATTGAGCATATTGTTTAATGATACGATCAATTAAATCACTATTATCAACAAACCATTCACCAGCTTTAGAACCAGCGGCAGTTGATTTTGGTGCTTTAAGTTTAGTAATATCTTTTTCAGATGGTTCTTCATCCCCTGTTTCTGGTTTTGCTTTTTTAGATTTAAGTTTACCTTTACCTACAAACAAATCTTCAGCATCATCAGCGCCACCAAATATATCACCTTCACCTGGTTCTTCATCAGCAGCTTTTTCTGGTTTAACAGTTGTGGCTTTTAAGAGTTGATTACGAATATCAGGAGTGAAAGACCAGTTAATACCAGGAGCTGAATTTTTTTCAATATCACTTTTTAGCAATTCAACTTCCATTGGATCAATACTCTCATCTTTTGCTTTTTTAACAAAGTAATTAACTACTTGTTGTTTTCTATCTGTTTTAAAGTTGCTAGGATTAGCAATTCTATCTTCAATTTGTGGAAAGTCTGGATTGAGTTTATATTTTTCTTTAGCGATACGTGCCATTTCCTTTACAGGAACTTTAATTTTAAGTTTCGCTTCAGTAATAAATTTTCTAAGATCAAAATTGTCTGCCATGTTTAATTGTTATGTGTTAATAAATATTTTAATCTATGTAATTTAACATTAAATCTATACGATCACCTGTAGAACCACTTAAAACTATTAATTTTTTAGGCGGATATAGTGCAAGTAAACGCAATATTTCCTGGTTTATAGCAGCTCTATATTCAAGATCTGTTTCTCTTACACCATTATCTTCCATATTAGTACCAACAGGATCAATATAAAATACAACATCATATTGGTCTTTAAGCGTCATTGCTGCTGTTACAAAATTAGATTTATCAGTTAAACTAATTGATTTAGCTGACATTGTAAATGAACATACATCCCATATTGTTCTATCTGTTAAAACATTTTCATGTAATAATTCACTAGCACGTTCAGCTAAAAATACAAACTGACCATTAACTGTTGAATCTGTATTTAATGGAATACCTAAATCTCTTAAGTATTTACTACGTTCAGTTGCTAATTTATAGTCTTTAAATATCTCAAGTTTAGATAATTCCTTAACTAAAGTTGTTTTACCAACTGACATTGTACCGCATAATCCTATCTTCATATTATTTTTATTTGTTAGAGACGTGTGTCATATTTAGGGTCCTTAGCTGGTGGAACACCATTTGTATCACGCTTACGATCCATAAATTCATCTTTACTATATTGATATCCAAATAACCAATATTCTTTTTTACCATTTGGATGTATCACAGCTGGTTCTTCCCAGTTATGGAGTTTACCTTCAAGCATGTACATAATTGTGCCATCAGGTGTTTTTATTTTTCTAACTCCGCTTGTTTGTTTAGCCATATGATTTAATTTATTTAAATATAAGTTATTTATCCAGGTTATTCACCCATGTTCATTAATTCAATAAGTGCTTCTTTTCTAATTAATTTTTCAGCAACATAAATTCCTTGTGAACCAGCAACTGTAATACCACGAGCACTTAAAGCATCTCCTACAAAATGCACATTTGGAAATTGTTTTAATGATAAGTCATGGTAATTCACTAATGGTTCAGGACTTAAATACTTTACTTCAGGAATATACATACCCCAATCATCACCAAATTCAAATACTTTATTCATGTCTTGAATAAAATCCCAAACATATTTAAAATAACCATCAAATGCTGGTTCAACAACATGAGTAAGTGTGTCTAAACTAATTTGATGAGCTGATACAGTTGAACCTTCAGACGTTAGTCCTGGTTGGCGAGTATTTTTAGGTGAGTAATACAATCCTGTTTTATTAGTTTGTACTTTAGAAACTAAATCACGTGACCACTTAAATGGATCTTCAATACCTTTAATTTCCATTAGGATACCAAAATTAGTCATTTGATTCTCAAATTCCTTTCCTTTCTTAGCATGACCATTGTAGCTAATGTCGCCATAGGTTTCCTCAACAGCCACATAAGCTGCATTATTGTTAGTACAAAACGATCGTAAACTAACGTTATCAAATTTTTGATATAATTTGAAATCATAAGATACATCAATTAGTTTTTGGAAATATTTTTGTGGTGCTTCGAATCGAACACCAATTTGAACTGATTTAGGTTCATTAGGTAATTTATAATCATCAGCTAATTGTTGAGCAAAATCAATACCTGATTTACCCACTGCGAAGATAAGTTCATCATATGTAGGTACTACTAAATCTAATCCTTTATAGTTAACTAA